CTCTGCATCAGTAAACCACATAGAAATTTCGTTATCCTCAAACATGCAGCCAACTCTAAAAAGTTTTGAGCCACAAGGACAAACATGCGTAGGAATACCACGATAGTTAGCCAACATGCTAGAATCAGGCTTACGCCTTAGCATAAATAGACTTAACCAGTTCATCACGAACAGGAGTGTAACGGATTTTTTCGTAAAGTACATCAGTGTAATTCAATCGGCGTGTCGGATAATAGACGAGACGTTGTGTAGTAAACTCCTCTATTGTAAAGGAGAAATACATGACACTAGAAGAAAAAACTGGGAGAAACTACATCTCTCACAGCGCCATGAGCACTTGGCTCAACTGTGGTTGGTCGTATTACCTATCCCGTATACAGAATGTAGCGCAGAACCCATCCTACTGGCTTGTAGGGGGCAAGGCTCTGCATGAGTTAACTGAAATCTATGATGCTCTACCGCTTGGTAGCCCGTTTGATTCCACTGCTGTATTTACACAGCGATGGGATGAGAACTACAAGCAGGCTGACAATGGCATGCCGTTCCGTGCTGGTGGCAGAGCAACCAAGGCTTATCCCAACAAGGAAGATACTTCTTGGTGGTTAGATAACGGACCTAAGATGGGTGATTTCTGGGTGCAGTTCCGCCATGACAGCGGATATCAGATGTATCACCTACCTGATGGGGCACCTGCCATTGAAACTGAACTCAACGTTCAGATAGGTGGGGTCAATATGAAGGGATTCCTTGACCGCCTTATGGTCGCGCCAACGGGGGAACTTGTTGTAGTTGATATTAAGACATCAAGCAAGGCACCAATAGCCTTCACACAGTTAGGCACCTACGCTATTATGTGTGAGAAGTTACTTGGTGTTCGCCCTACTTTAGGTGCGTACTTCATGGCTCGTACTGGCGAGTTAACCCCACCAGTAGACTTATCGCACTACACAGAAGCACGACTTGGACAGTGGGTTAGTGGCTTCAAGATTGCCGTTGAGAACAACATCTTCATACCACAGCCAGGATTTATGTGTGGTACTTGTTCAGTCAACAAAGCATGCTACGCAGTTAAAGGCGAAGATTCGCACATGTACCCAGAACTAGGAGAAACAAATGAGTAATCAAAACGCAGCAATTCAGATTAACTTCAAGACAAAAAAAGATGGCATGCTTATCAACCTATACGCAACTGATGCGTTAGAACTAGATACCTTGCTTGATGTAGTAAGTCAGCGTATCGCAGCACTGATTGACCTTGAAACAACAGTTGAAAATATGGCAACGATTAAGACTTCATTCCCTGGAGCAGAAGTTATTAACCAAGGTGTAGCACCAGCGCAAACATACGCACCACCAGCGCAGCCAGCACAACAGTATCAACAGCCAGCATCTACGGCACAGGGTTATGCGCCAGCACCAACAGGGGCTGCTCCAGCATGCACCTGTGGCGCAGGTCCAATGCGCTTAGTCAAGGCTGGTATCAGCAAGTCAACAGGCAAGCCATATCGCGCCTTCTATTCATGCCCACAACCACAAGGTATGCAGTGTAACAACCGAGTAAACGCATAGTAGATGCGCCGTTTATCCCGTGCTATTAAGACTGCCTCACAAGGGGGTGCCACTTTACCTACGGTGTGGCGCTCTCTTGCTGAGCAGCAAATAGCGTTTAGACGGGGTGAAGTGAGTATGGTTGCGGGTCCTCCAGGCTCAGGTAAATCTACCTTTGCCTTGTCACTCGCAGTCCATGCTCAGGTTCCCACCCTGTACATCTCAGCAGATACACACTCACACACAATGAGTTTGCGTTTGCTTGCGATGATTACAGGCAGACCACAACAAGAAGTAGAACCATTGATGGAAGCAGACAGAGAATGGGCAGCACAAATGCTCAAGCCTGCCGACCACATCATGTGGGAGTTTGACTCAGCACCAACGCTTAAGGATGTAGAAGATGCAGTTCTCGCATCACGAGAGCGCTTAGGTCAAGATGTTGAACTCATCGTACTTGACAACGCAGTTGATGTAACCCTTGATGGACAAGATGAGTGGGGCGGATTGCGTACCCTCATGCGTGAACTCAAGTGGTGGGCTAGAGAAACTGGCGCTGCTGTTGTTGTCTGTCACCATACAAGTCAAGGCGTTGCGGGTAATCCTTGCCCACCAAGCAGCGCACTACATGGAAAAATTGCTCAGACCCCATCGTTAATCCTTACTGTGTATAACCAAATTGCTTCAATGGGTGTGTGCGCAGTAAAGAACCGTTACGGTCCTGCGGATTCAACAGGCGCGAGTCCAGTCTGGCTTGCGTACAACCCAGCCAGTATGCAACTGGCAGATTTATTACAGGCATAAGGAGAAGTTATGACACCTAATTGGGAAATCAAGGTGGTAGAAAACGCTGGAGAATTACAAGGTAGTTTAAACGCTGAGGATGTAGTTGTCCCTACGAAGCCATTGATTACAGACATTAAATCACAGTTAACGTTTATACCTAAACAATTTTCATGGACAGTGGGATGGAGAGCGTATGTTTGGCAGGAAGAAGAAAGCGGTAAATTTCAAGACCTCACAGATGAGGAATTCAAAAGACTCCTTAATGATGGCACTATCAATTACACCAGAGATGCTGGAACAGGCAGTGAAGTCAGCGAAACAGATACCAATGGAGATGAGACAAGCGATTCTTGATGGACTACCAGAGTTTATGGAACGTATTGATGAGGCGACACAAAAGATTTACGACCCATCCCAAGTCTGGTTTGAATCTTTACAGTTCGCTGATTATGTTGAACAGTTGGCTCAGCATCTTGCTGAGGACCACGGACCAGAATGTAGAGAAGAAATCGCAATCCAACTCCGACTCATGAGTGAGTCTTGGAAAGACTTAGCAGAGAACGCAATGGAAGTACTCGACAAATCAGAGGAAGTGTTTAAACATAATGCACAGTAATAAAGAAACTCTTTCAGTTATTTGGTGCGACAATGGCAACACTGATGGCAAGTTTACAGAGGGCTTGGTATACAGCATCATCACAGGTGAGGTGCCATTCCACAATGCTATTCGTGTACAAGGTAATCAGATTGCTCGCCAACGACAGGCTGCGTTTGATATGTGGAACAAGGTTGGAACCGACTGGGCACTGTGGGTTGACTCCGACATTGTACTTACCAAAGAGACAGTCAAGATTCTATGGGATACCGCTGACAAAGTATCTCGACCAGTTGTAAGTGGTGTGTACTTTATCTCAAAGCAGATGGAGAACTCACTGATGCAGCCTATGCCTGCTATCTTTGATGAGGGTGATAACGAGTATGAGATTAAATATAAGCACCCACTGCCACGCAGTCAGGTAATCAAGGTTGATAGCGCAGGTTTAGGTTTGGTCTTAATACATAAGTCTGTTATCAAAGCGTTACATAATAAACACGGTGAGACTGACTTCCTATTCGCAGAGAACAACGCAACTGGTGAACAGTTTATTGGTGAGGACATCTCCTTCTTCCGTAAGGTTAAAGCAGCGGGTGTTCCTGTCTATGCCAACACATCAGCATTAGTTAAACACATGAAGCGTTTTGCTTTTGATGATAATTATTACAACCTTTACTGGGCAGCCATCGAGGGTGCGGAAAGGGCTAAGCAAAATGCCGACACAACAAGCGAGTAACAAGCGCCGAGGCGCAGCATGGGAAATTGATTTAGCCGATTGGCTAATGCAGGAAGGGTACAACGCACAGCGTTTGCCACGGGCAGGGCGCAATGATATTGGAGATGTTTATCTACCCACTGTTAATGATGGTTATGTTATTGAAGCCAAGGCACCAAGGCGTGATGGGCGTATTGACCTATCTGGTTGGTTGCGTGAGGCTGAGGTTGAAGCAGAAAACTATCGTGTACAAAAACGATTGTTGCTTGCGCCAACACCATTGGTAGTTATCAAGGCAAACAACAAGGGAATTGGGGATGCTTATGTCGTACAGAGGCTCAGTAATGCGCTCCCAAAACTCTAAGCATGACATAGTTAAAGTATTAGAGCACTACGGATTTACTATTCCAACTAATCGCAGTGGTTGGTTAACTGTTAGGTGCGCCTTCCACAACGATAAAGTTAAGTCAGCGCGTTTGAACATAGAAAACGGCGGGTTCCGTTGCTTCGCATGTGAGATGTCTGGTGATGTTTATTCACTTATTATGAAGAAAGAAGGAGTTAACTATGTCGAGGCTCTCGAAATCGCAGAGGGAATTACTGGCGAAAGCAACGGAGAACTACGAAAAAAACCTAGACGAGGTGGCTCCGTATCTGGAGAGTCGCGGTATAACCAAGGAGACAGCACTTATGTTCCGCCTCGGCTTCGTAAAGAATCCTGAGGCAGGACACGAACCTTACCTTGGCAAGTTGGCTATCCCATACCTGACACCATCGGGAGTAATTGACATACGCTTTCGTAGTTTAAGCGGTGACAACGGACCTAAATATCTATCAAGACCTGGCGCAACCACACACATCTTTAATGTTGCTGCGTTGAATACAGATTCAGATGTGCTTGTTATCTGTGAGGGTGAGATAGACACAATGATTGCCACCCAAGTGGGCTTCGCAGCAGTTGGTTTGCCTGGCGCTAACAACTGGAAACCTTTCTACTCTCGTGTCCTTGCCGACTGGGAAAAGATTATGTTGTTCTGTGATGGTGATAATGCTGGTAAGGAAATGGCTAAGACAATCGCTCGTGAACTAGACAATGTGTTCCCAATCTTTATGCCTGAGAACTGTGACGTGAACGATGTGTACCTCGCCGAGGGCGCAGAAGGACTACATAAACGAGCGGGTGTCTAAACAATGGCAAAGAACTCAAGTTTTGATTTAGACTTTGGGTACGGTAGAAAAGGCGAGCAGTTAGTTGACGAGTTATTAACTGGGGGAAGAACAGTAGAAGTAAAGCGTGACCGCAAGTGGTTTAAAACCAACAACCTATACATTGAAACTGAGTGTTACTTTCTTAAGACAGAAGCGTGGGCACCTAGCGGATTAGGTGTAACAGAAGCATCGTACTGGGCGTTTGTGTTACAGGAATCTACTTTAATTGTACCCACTGATGTGCTTCGCTTCGCAGTTAAAGAGTATGGCAGAGAGATTAAGTGTGAGATACCCCCGAATCTTAGTAAGGGTTACCTCATAACAGTAGATGATTTAATGACAGCGACAAGGAAATATAAAGATGGATAAGCAAGACAAAGTTTGGGAAACTATCTACGGCACAGCACGGCAGGTTGCCTCACGCAGTAACCGCATCCATCGCGGACTTGTAACCACTGATGATGTGTACCAACACTTATCATTATGGGCATTGGAACATTGGCACAAGATAGAGGAGTGGGAACAGCAAGAGTCGTTGAAGTTTAAACTACGCCGTACTTTCTACAATGAAGCGCAGAAGTATGTCGCACGAGAACGCTCACACCACTCACGCACGCCTATGTCTGATAGTTTTTACTACACACATGAAGTGTTACATGAACTGTTGCGTGATGCGTGGACATACGAAGGATGGACAGATACTTCTGACTTAAGTAATGAGTTTGTATCTAAGTCAAGCAAACCTTCCGAAGGTGGCAATCGTATGGCTTTGTTATCTGATGTATCGGCAGGGCTAAAACGTTTAAACGATGCTGACCAAGAGTTAATGCGGTTGAGATATTCCAATGGTGGCATGGAGTTTGATGCGTTGGCTGAGCATTACCAAGCAACAGAGGAAGCCATACGAAAGCGTGTTAAGAGAGCGCTAACTAAGTTACAAGATAGACTGGGCGGAGAAGCACCAGTGTGGTATGGGCGTAGGCGCAATCGCACCAACGCAGAAGCACGAGATGAGGTAGGAGATAACTAATGGAAAAAAGAATCGGCAAGTATTGGTTCTCTTGGGGTGTTAAGGCTGGCTTTGGTATTGGCTTTGAAATAAATAAATACCATTGGAGTTTAGACCTCGGTTTTTGGTATGTAAGTCAGGAGTTCTAATGATTATTGGATTAAGTGGATACGCACAGTCAGGTAAAGATACGACTGCTGAATTGTTATGTCTTAATTACAAATATAAACGACAAGCATTTGCTGACCCGATGCGCCATGCGCTAATGATTATCAACCCTAAGTTGGATAGCATCACTCGTTTGTCTGAGTATGTGGATGACTATGGTTGGGATATGGCAAAGCAGAATCCAGAAGTTCGCCGTCTATTACAGGTAATCGGTACAGATTTTGGTCGCAAGATGTTGGGCGTAGATGTCTGGGTAAAAATGTTAATGGATAAATTAAACCACGAGGATAGAGTTGTTATCTCTGATGTGCGTTACCCAAATGAGGCAGAGGCAATCAGGAAACTTGGTGGTTCTGTATGGCGTATCAATCGGCGCAACCACAGTGCTGTTAATGGTCACCCATCTGAGCATGCTATGGATAACTATATGTTTAATCATGTTATCTACAACGATGGAACTCTTGATGACTTAAGTGATGAAGTCTTTATGCTTGCGATGGAACTAGGTTTAGAAAAGTAACCTGACTTAATACATAGAGAAACCCAGCAGGACAGGAGAGTACCGCTGGGCTTTTCTATGTACACCAACCTTTATGTCTCGCGTTCATAAGGGCTGGTGTACCAGATTATTCTATTATCCATGCTTAGGTTCTGTCAAACCCCAACCGATACGCTTACGAATCTTGTGTCGCATAGGTGGCGTGGTGCCACCCCATACTCCGTATCTTTCATGGGCTAGTCCCCACTCAAGGCAAGCCAGCATGATTGGACACTCGCTACACATGCGTTCAAACATACGTTCTTCTTCGCGGGTAAACAACTCCTGCTGTGGATAAAACACCTCGGTATCTATGCCTTGGCACGCAGCCTGTGCCCAGATGCTTGGTCTATATTTCAACACGAAACTTACTAGCCCCTTGTTGTAGCGGTTCTTACTTCCAGTTTCACTAACTATTTTATGGAACTCTGGTCTGTTATCTTTCATGTCTTAATACCAACCCTTTGCTAAGTGATGTGCGTATGCCTTACAGATTTGCCCTTTGCCATAGTGTCTATCAATATATTTAAGTCCAGCATCAACCTGCTTGTACCCGTTCCATGTTGGCTTAATACCGATGTTTTTCCATGTGTTGTTAAGTAACTGTGGGATACCCATAGCACTAGATTTTTTGTTCTTTGCCTTCGGTCGCCAGTTGGATTCTTTAGTCCACAACTCATGTAAGCAAGACCACTGCTCAAGTTTGTCCTTCTTGGTTAGTTGTTCAATGGCATAAAGTTGGTAATCGTTCTGGTAGTAGGCAATCACCTTGCCGTTTGGCGTTGGCGGTACCACTAACTCTTGCTCTTGTTTAGTTGGTGTCTTAAGAACTAAAATTAATCCAAGAACTATGACTGTAACTATCCACAACCTAGCGTGTGGGTGAATCACTTTTAAGTTTAGCATCGCGCTCTGCCTCTGCCTTCTCATGTAAGTAAGTTTTGATGGCTAAGTTAGCCTGTTCATTATGTCTTAAGGTACAAGTGTCGCACATCTCAAGCATGTAGTTCATAATTGATGGGTTCTCTACTACGAAACTACACTTCACGCACCCCATTAAAACTGTCATAGTTCTACCTTTGTGTGTGGCTTAGAGTTATCCAGCAGTGCGGTGAATCGTGGTATCGAATCAACCCAGTCAGGTGATGAGTAGAATCTGCCTTCGCTATCTATCCATGTAGTTGAGTAACCTTCCATGTCACTCCAGTGTACGATGACTCGGTACTCTTTACCCCCGCAGGTGAAAGTCAAGTCTTTCATATACGCCACAATAGATTTTTCCATAGCACCTATCTCCAGTTCCATTAGTTTTCTCCTGTCTTTGTAAGCCATGCGCTGACCGCTGACCAGTGGTTGCCATCTCTGTTTGCTTTTGTTTCTGCCTTCTCTTTTGCCTCTGTTTCATTTGTTGCTTTTATGCGAATCAATCGTTCTGATGATAGTGATACTAGATACTCTGTCATTTGTTTTCTCCTGTCTGTAGTTTGTTTTCGCACTGTTCAAGTATGCCCTGCCAGTAATCAAAGTCCTCGTTATTGGTAGTGGCGTTTCGCTGTGACCTTGCTCTCTTTATCATGGTCTGAATCTTTTTGCGTTCGGTTGAGTTCATGTCTTAATACCTAGCCGTAAATCACTGAGCCAAGTACGGCTACCTGTAGTACGGCATCACCGCAGACGGCATCGTAATCATCAAAGTTGTACAAGTCCATGTACACCTGTGTGTTGGCAATTGGCAAGGCTTTTAGTAACTCCTCAATACCGACAATCTTTTCTGTCTTAAGTAATGTCATCTCATCTATCGCAACGAGGCGCACCTTACCGATGGTGTCCCAATCTGTGTCCTCAAGGTAGTCAACCTCATGCCAGTGAGTACCAAAAGAATCAAAGGCTGAACCAAAGACGGCATCCCATAATTCTTGTTTGTTAATCTCAACCTGTATGGTGGCTGTTGTTTCTGTCTTAAGAACTGATGAGATAAGCCGTGTCCCGTTTACATAATTAAATGTGGCTGGGTCAATCTCACTATCAACCTCTGTTACTACTGTCCATGTGGTCATGCGACTAACTCCTCACTTGTTTCTTGGTAGTTAACTATGCTTGAGTCGAACTCTGGCTCGCCTACTATTGACTTACAATCTGTGAAATCAGGGAACTCGTAGTTCAATAACACTTCTTGAATGTCATCTGTCTTAATAACGAAAGTGTGTTCAAAGGTTACTTCGTATGTCTTAGCCATTTTATTCATCCCCTTCTGGTACTTTGTGCCAAGGTTTGTAGTTAATCAT